ATTGGTGGTAGCATAATATGGCAGTTAAAACTCCAGTAAAAGCAACCTTTACAGGAAGTGATGTAACTGGTCTTGCAGAATTTCAGACAGCAGATTTTATTGCTGTAACAGATGGTGGTACAGGTTTAGGTTCTATAGGTTCGGCAGGCCAAGTATTAAAAGTAAATGCTGGCGGTACGGCATTAGAATATGGAAATGTAGAAGCAATTGTTAATATTGATGGTGCTACTGATTTAACATCAAACACATTAGCAACAACTGATTTACTTTTAGCTTCAGATGGTGGCACAGAGGGTAGAATTACCTTAGGACAAATAGACACTTTATTTACAAGTACAACACAAACTTTGACAAATAAGACTTTAACCTCTCCTAAAATTAATGAAGATGTTGCAGTTACGGCTACAGCTACAGAAATTAATCATACTGACGGAGTTACTAGTAATATTCAAACACAAATTGATACTAAGGCTACTACAGCATTTGCTATCGCACAAGCAGTCGCTTTAGGATAAGGATAAATAATAGTATGGCTAATCCAAATAGTAGAGAAAATTTAAAACAATACGCTTTAAGAGCGCTAGGTAAACCTGTAATTGAAATCAACGCTAGTGATGACCAATTAGATGATAGAATTGATGAAGCTTTACAATATTTCGCACAGTTTCATTACGACTCTATTAGAAGAACATATTTGAAATATAAATTAACTGCTTCAGAAAAAACTCGTTTAGCAGCTATTAATCCTAGTTCAGAAACAGCAACAAAGAATTCAGTATCAACAACATGGTATGAAGATAACAACTTTTTGGTAGTACCAGAATCAGTTATCTCAGTTATAAACATACTTCCATTTTCTAATAAAGGTAATCTAAACTTATTTGATGTAAGATACCAAATGAGATTAAATGACCTTTACGATTTTTCTTCAACATCAATTATTAATTATGATGTTGTACTAAGACATTTAGACTTTTTAGACCATGTATTAGTTGGAGAAAAACCAATCCGATTTAATCAACATGATAACAGACTATACATTGATATGGACTGGACAAATGATTTAGCAACAGATGAATGGATTGTAATAGAGTGTTATAGAAAATTAGACCCGGATACTTTTACAGATGTTTATAATGATATTTACTTAAAGAGATATGTTACATCATTATTTAAAAAACAATGGGGTGCCAATTTATCAAAGTTTAATGGTGTTGCTATGGTTGGTGGCGTTACATTAAATGGTCAACAAATATTTTCAGAAGCTTTACAAGAAATTGATAAGTTAGAAAACGATATAAGAAGTACATTTGAATTAAATCCAGCAATGATGATAGGATAGTGCCATGGCCGTTAATCACTTTTTTCAAAACGGAAACGGTATTGGAAATAAAAACGAAGCAAAGTTACACGAAGACCTAATCATAGAAGGCCTAAAAATATTTGGGCATGATGTTTATTACCTACCAAGAACACTAGTTAACCAAGACCTAATATTAGGTGAAGATAGTTTATCTAAATTTGATGACTCTTATCTAATAGAGATGTATGTTGAAACAACAGAGGGTTTAGCTGGCGAACAAGAATTAATTAATAAGTTTGGTTTAGAAATCAGAGAAGAAACAACTTTCATGTTGTCTAAACGAAGATGGATGGATGCTGTTGATAGTTACCATACAATGATTAAAGAGGGTAGACCTAATGAGGGTGATATAATTTATTATCCTTTAATGAATAAGTTTTTTGAAATTAGTTTTGTAGAAGACCAAGAGCCATTCTTTCAATTAGGCAACTTGCCAGTTTACAAATTAAGAGCTAGAACATGGGAATACAGTTCAGAAAGATTAGATACTGGTGTTACAGATATTGATAGTGCTGAAGACCAATACTCTATTGATATGTTATCACACCAGTTTTCATTAGAAGATGGCACAGGCGCATTACAATTAGAAAATGATAGTGTAAGTGGTGACGCAAATTACTTTATCAATGAAGATTATGCTTTACAAACACAATCAACTTATGCAGATAATTTAGATTTAGACGCACAAGCAGGTTTCAATACAGCAGATACTTCAGATGATATACTTGACTTTACAGAAAGAAACCCATTTGGTGAGGTAGACAATTAATGTTTGGATATTTTTACAACGAAAGTATGAGAAAGATGACCGTAGCTTTTGGTCAGATTTTTAATAACATACAAATTAAAAGAAAAGATAGTGCAGGTGCAATTGTACAATCAATTAGGGTTCCTTTAGCATATGCTCCTAAAGAAAAGTTTTTGGTTAGACTTGACCAACAACCTAATTTAGATGAAAGAGAAATGGCTATCACATTACCAAGAATGGGATTTGAAATTTCAGACATTGCATATGATGGTAGTAGAAAATTAACTAAAGTACAAAAATTTAAATCTGTTAAAACAGGTGCTGATGGTAAGGTTATGAATTATAACTATATGCCTGTACCATACAATATATCATATAATTTATTTTGTTTGACAGCAACTGCCGAAGGCGGTTTACAAATTATAGAACAAATATTACCGTATTTTCAACCTGATTATACTGTTACTGTTAATGTTATTCCAGAAATGGGTATCAAAAGAGATATTCCTATTGTACTAAATAATATTAATTACGAAGATAGCTATTCAGGAGATTTTACAACAAGAAGAGCAGTTATCTATACATTAAACTTTACAGCAAAGACATATCTGTATGGTCCTGCTTCAACGCAAAAAGTAATCAAGGAAACTCAGTCTGATTTACATACAGATTTACCAGCTGCTAGTAGAGAAGAAAGAATAGTAGTTGTACCTAATCCAACAAGTGCTGACGCAGATGATGACTTCGGATTTACAACAACCATAACAAGTTTTGCAGATGGTAAGAATTATGATAAAACAAGAGATGAAGATGTATAAATATAAGAAAGAATTAGAGGAAAACTATGCCAATAAGTAAAGTAGGTTCAAAAGGAATTAAAGACGCTGAATTGTCGGCAGCTGATATAGCGCCAGGTACAATTACCAGTGCAAAAATAGCACCAGGCACAATTGCGTCTGACAGACTTGCAGGTGGTATTACAAATGCTCAACTAGCAGGTTCTATTGCTAATGATAAATTAGCAGGTTCTATTGCTAATGATAAATTAGCAGGTTCTATTGCAAATAACAAATTAGCAAACTCATCAATTACTGTAAACGGTACAGCTATTGCCCTAGGCGCTAGTGGTGATATCGTTGCAGGTTTAGATTGGCAAGCAGTTAAAACAGCAGATTTTACAGCAGTATCAGGAGAAGGATATTTCGTCAATACTGCTGGCGGTGCTATAACAGTTACATTACCAGCTTCACCGAGTAGAGGTGACTTTGTAGGTGTAGTTGACTATGGAAGTGCCACTTCAAATAATATTACAATTGCTCGTAACGGTTCAAACTTTCAAGGAGCTGCCTCTAATAGAGTAACATCACAGTCAAAAGCAGCTGAGGTTTATGTTTATGCAGACGCAACTTTAGGTTGGACAGTTCAATCCACATCTATCGAACCAGCTTCATATATAGAAGCTACAGGCGGAACAACATCCAATTCAGGCGATTACACAATTCATACATTTAATTCATCTTCAAACTTTGTAGTTGCAAGTATAGGAAATCAAAGCTCAATAGTTGATTACTTAGTTGTTGCCGGCGGTGGCGGAGGCGGTGAAGGCGGCGGCGGTGCCGGAGGTTATAGAGAATCAAATGGCCTATCTGTGCCAAATGCAAGTCCTTTAGCAAATCCAACTGGTATTACAATACAAGCACAAACTTATCCAATCACAGTAGGTGCTGGCGGAGGTGGCCAAGCACACCAAAGCGGTGGATTAAAAGGAGCTAATTCAATATTTTCTACTATCACATCAACAGGTGGTGGTGGCGGAGGTCCTGCTCCAAACCCTAGAGTTTTAGGTGGTTCAGGTGGCGGTAGAGAAGCAGATGTTCCTGTCAGTTGCCAAAGTGGTAATCATCCACCAGTTTCTCCACCTCAAGGAAATCCTGGCGGCCGACAAGGTAACCCTGGTGGTCCAGGCAGACACGGCGGTGGCGGTGGTGCTATCGAAGCCGGATGTACAGACGGTTCAGCACACGGCGGTGACGGTGCAGCTTCATCAATTTCAGGTTCAGCAGTCACTAGAGCTGGTGGCGGTGGCGGTGGTTATAGTTCCGCTTGTGCTCCGGTGGGTTCTGCTCCAGGAGGAGATGGCGGAGGCGGTAACGGTTCAGCAACAAACGGTTCAGCGGCTCCAGGTTCTAATTTAGGCGGCGGCGGTGGCGGAGGTTGGAACAATGGTGCCAACGGAAGTTCAGGTGTCGTAATACTAAGATATAAGTATCAAAATTAATATTTCAGGAACATAGTTCCTGGTTGATAATAAATAGGTTATATTATGAATAAATTATGTATAGTTGGTGGCGGAACAGCAGGTCTAATAACTGCTTTAATCCTAAAAAGTAGATTCTCCTCACTTAAAATAGACATTGTAAAGTCGAATAAAATCGGTATCATTGGTGTCGGCGAAGGCACTACTGAACATTGGTCAGATTTTATGCTTCATACCGGTATAACCGAAGAAGAGCTAATCAGAGAAACTGGCGCTACCTACAAAGGTGGTATTATGTTTAAAGATTGGACAAAACAAGACTATTACCATAACACATACGGTTCCTACGCATACACAAAATTTGCCCATTATCTAGGTGGTTACGCATATGTTGTAACTAATAATTTAAAATCAAAAGAATACACCGACCCACACGCATGGGACAATTTAGTAGCACCTTCAGACCTGACAAAACAATATCATTTTAACACTTTTAAATTAAATGAATTTTTGTTAAAAAAATGTAAAAGTTTTGATATTAATATTTACAATGATGATATAACAAAAGTTAATATTAAAAAGGGCAATATAGAAAGTATAGAAAGTAAAAAGAAAAAATACAAGTATGATTTTTATATTGATAGTACAGGTTTTAAAAGATTACTTATATCAAAATTAGGTGCAAAGTGGCAATCATATAAAGAATATTTGCCAATGAATGAGGCTATTGCTTTTCCTACAAAGGATACAGATGAATATACACCATATACAACAGCTAAAGCAATGTCAGCAGGTTGGATGTGGCGAATACCAACAAATGGTCGTTGGGGTAATGGTTATGTTTATAATAATAAATTTATAAATGCTGAACAAGCTAAGATAGAATGTGAAAAGTATCTAGGTCATAAAATAGAAATAGGCAAGAATATAAAATTTGAGGCAGGTGCTATTGACAGACCTTGGATAGGTAATTGTGTTGCAACAGGATTAAGTTCTAGTTTTATAGAACCTTTAGAGGCTTCTTCAATAGGTACTTCTATACAACAAGCTTATATATTAATGCACATATTAATTAACTATACTGAAAAAGATATACAACTTTATAATAAAAGATTTAAAACAATTGTAGAAAATATTAGAGATTTTGTTTTATTACATTATATGACTGGTAAAAAGGATAGTAAATTTTGGAAACAATATAAACCTAATTTACCATTATCTCTTAAAGAAAATTTAAAAACATGGCATAAAAGATTGCCTATGAAAGAAGACTTTGATGGTGAGTACAATTTATTTAAACCTGAAAACTTTTCTGTAGTGCTAAAAGAGTTAAACTTATTTGATAAAAAGTCTATAAAAAAAGAATTTAATAGTTTATCTCAATTATATAGAGATTATGTTTATAAAGAAGTTGACAGACAAACAACATGGAATAATAGTGTAGAAACCATAAGTCATAAAAAGTATCTACAAAAAGTATGCTCTGGAGGGTTGCCTAAATAATTATATGAGTATATATAAATGATGATGAGGAACAAAAAATGAATTTAGAAAATTATTACTATTACTTTCAGTCAGTATTACCACCAAAACTTGTTGATGATATATTAGCTTATGGTAAACAACATGAGATGGGAATGGCTGTAACAGGTGGTTCAGACGATAAAAAAAATCTTGATGGTAAAGGTAAATTAAAAAAGTCTGTTGTAAAAAATATTCAAAAGAAGCGTAAATCAGATGTTGTGTGGATGGATGATACATGGATTTACAAAGAAATTCACCCATACTTACACGAAGCAAATCAAAAGGCCGGTTGGAATTTTGAGTGGGATTTTTCTGAGTCTTGTCAATTTACAAGATATGGAGTAGGTGATTATTACGGTTGGCATACTGATAGTTGGAACAAACCATACATGAGGCCTCCATTAGAAGATGGTACACGACCAAGAGACCACGGTAAAATTAGAAAATTATCAATGACTATTTCACTTTCACATCCTGAAGAATATGAGGGTGGAAACTTTGAAGTTGATTTAAGAAATAGTACAGACTTCGACACAGTAAAAAACAGAAAACAATCAATCAAAGAGGTTACTGAAATTAGACCTCGTGGTTCTATTATTATATTTCCAAGCTTTGTTTGGCATAGAGTAGCACCAGTAACAAAAGGTACTAGACATTCATTAGTGGTATGGAGTTTAGGTTATCCATTTAAATAGAGAAAGTATATTATGAGTAATGAAGCGACAGTAAATCACCATTTTCAAACACCAATATGGTTGTTCGAAAAACCAGAGTGGGTAAAATCAGTTAATAAAGTATGTGACAAATATATTAAAGAGGCTTATAAAAGAGATAAAAAAGGTAAAAATGATTTTGGTCATTCTTATCATTCAGGTCCTTTACACGGCGACCCTAAATTACAAGAATTGCATGATTGGGTTGGAGCAACAGCTCACAACTTTTTAGATGGCATGGGATATGATATAACAAATCATTCATTATTCTATACTGAGTCATGGGTACAAGAGTTTAATAAAAATGGCGGAGGCCATCACAATTCTCATGTTCATGGTAATAATCATGTATCAGCATTTTATTATTTAAAGTGTTCAGATAACACATCTAGGCCAGTCTTTCACGACCCTAGAACAGGTGCTAAAATGATGAAACTGCCGGAAAAAGATAGTAAACAAATTTCCTTGGCAAATGATAAGGTAAATTATATACCTAAGCCTGGTACATTAATTTTCATACCTGCTTATTTAGCTCACGAATATGGAGTAGATGACGGTAAAGAAGATTTTAGATTTATACATTTTAACTTACAGGCTGTGAGTAATATTATATTAGAAGGAGCAAAACAATGACACCTGCATTTAAGAAAAATAACTACATGGTAATAAGAAAGGCAATCGACCCAAAGATTGCTGAATTCGTTATGAATTATTTTATGATGAAAAGACAAGTGGCGAGAACCATGTTTGACGAAAGATTTATTTCGCCATTTACGACAGAGTGGGGAGTTTGGAATGATATTCAAGCGCCAGAAACATATTCACATTATGCTGATATGGCGATGGAAACTTTATTACTTGCTGTTCAACCTAAAATGGAAAAAGAAACAGGACTTAATTTGATACCTACTTATTCATATGCTCGTATCTATAAAAACGGCGATATATTAAAAAGACATAAAGATAGATTTAGCTGTGAGATTTCTACTACAATGAATTTAGGTGGTGATAAATGGCCAATCTATATTGAACCTAACCCTAAAAAAGGTAAAGATACAGATAACGGCTATGAATCAGAATATACAGATGGTGTAAAAGTAGAGTTAAAACCTGGTGATATGTTAGTTTATAAAGGTAATATTTGTGAACATTGGAGAGATAAGTTTGATGGCAAAGATTGTGCTCAAGTATTTTTACATTATAACAATGCTAAAACTAAAGGTTCTAAAAAGAATATGTTTGATGGCAGACCACACATTGGTTTACCGTCTTGGTGGCAGAATAAGATAGACCACACAAATACGGAATTCTAAATATTAATATGGCTATTGAAGACAAAGTAAATCAAATTCTAGGACTAGAACCTGCTAAATCTCCTATGGAAGAATTAGTTAAGGAAGAGGAGTTTAAAGCTCCGGTTGTTAGAACGGAAGAAAAAGAAACAGATGTCGATAATGACCATAAGAATAGTAGAGAACACTATTACAATCTTATAGAAAAAGGCCAAGAAGCCATTGAGGGTATTTTAAATGTTGCAAAAGAGGGTCAACACCCTAGAGCATATGAAGTTGCATTAGCTGGTATTAAGAATGTTGCAGATACGGTAGATAAGTTACAAGACTTAAATAAAAAATTAAAAGACTTAAAAGAGTTACCTAAGACTGCTAATGCAAATATCAAAAATGCTTTGTTTGTTGGTTCAACAGCAGAATTACAAAAGATGTTGAAAAAAGATGATGAAATTATTGAAAGCAAAACAATTACACCCGAAAAAACAGATATTTCAGATAAGTGAATTAGGCTGGGTTAAGAACGGCATTATGCTTCAAGACATACTTGATGGCAAAGATATGTTAGACTGTGTTGAAATAGAACACGACACAAATCCAAATTACGATAAAGAGTATTTTGTTTATAAAGGTAGTAGTCGTATAGAGGCGGCTGTTAAAATGGGTTACACACATATTGAGGGTATTATTATATGAAAGAATATGAATTAGATAACATCACTTTAATGGGTGGTTGGTTTATACCAAAAAAAGTTTGTAACGATTTAACGAAGTTTATGAATAAACAACCACTAGTAGATGGTAAGATGTATTCTACTGGCGGTCAAGAAGTGGTAAAAGATTTAAAAGAGTCAAAGGAGGTTGCTATTGATTTTTTTAATGAAGATGAGCCTTTTCACTCATATAAGATACACTTAGGTAATGTATTACAAAAGTATATTAAAAAATATTCATTTGTGGATGTAAATACACCATTTGCTTTGAGAGAAAAATATAATCTTCAAAAATATCCTCCGGGCGGTGGTTTTAAAATATGGCATTTTGAAAATGATTTTTCTAGTAATTTAAACTGGCATAGAGGTTTAGTTTTTATGACATATTTAAATGATGTTGAAGATGGTGGCACAGAATTTTTATATCAAAACTTAACAATACCAGCAAAAAAAGGATTAACATTAATTTGGCCTGCTTTTTTTACACATACACACAAGGGTCAAATTAGTAAAACAAAAGAAAAATATATAGCTACAGGATGGTTTAATCATATAAACCTATTATAAAAAAATGACAGACGCATACTTAGGAAATCCAAATCTTAAAAAGGTAAACACACCTGTTGAGTTCACTAAAGAGAACATCAAAGAATATAAGAAGTGTGAGAAAGACCCTATTTATTTTATGGTAAACTATGTACAAGTAGTTTCACTAGATGAAGGACTTGTCCCATTTAATATGTGGGACTTTCAAAAACATATCGTAAGGACAATACATGACAATCGTTTCACAATTTGTAAATTACCTCGTCAATCAGGTAAATCTACCACTACTATATCATATCTTTTACATTACGCCTTATTTAATCCTAACTCTAATATTGCTATTCTAGCAAACAAATCTTCTACTGCTAGAGATATATTAGGAAGACTTCAACTTGCATATGAAAATTTACCAAAATGGATGCAACAAGGAGTTATTAATTGGAACAAAGGTAACATAGAATTAGAAAATAAGTCCACTATTGTGGCGGCTGCAACATCTTCAAGTGCAATTCGAGGTGGTTCATTTAATATAATCTTCCTTGATGAGTTTGCTTTCGTACCTGCTAACATAGCAGAGATGTTTTTCAGCTCAGTTTATCCTACCATTTCATCTGGTAAAAAAACAAAGATGATAATTGTATCTACACCACACGGTATGAATATGTACTACAAGTTGTGGATAGACGCAATCAATAAACAAAATGATTATGTACCTATCGAAGTACATTGGTCAGAGGTACCTGGCAGAGATGAAAAGTGGAAAGAAACCACTATAAGAAATACCTCACCCGAGCAGTTTCAACAAGAGTTTGAATGTGAATTTTTAGGAAGTGTAGATACTTTAATCTCACCAGCAAAAATTAAGGCGACCCCGTATATTCCAGCTTTAG